AATCCTGAAATGTTCGCGTATCAGTGGACGTGGGTGAAGTCGCGCATCACTGGGGTTCTAAACGCTAAGCGTATGCCGGTACGCAAGCACGAGCAGGTGCTTGTTTTCTGCCAACGGAAGTCCACAGGAACGTACAACGCCCAAGGGCTCAAGGCGAAAGGCACGGTGACTAGGCAGGGTGGAAACTCAGATAACTACGGTGAAAGAAATGCCGCCGAGTATGTTCAAGAGTTCACAAACTGGCCGCGTGATGTGCTCGAGATTAAGAGCGAGGGGAAGACCGTACACCCCACGCAAAAGCCCGTGGCGCTAATGGAGTACCTAATCCGCACTTATACAAACGAAGGTGAGACAGTCCTGGACTTTACTATGGGCAGTGGTACAACCGGGGTAGCTGCTAAGAATCTAAACCGTAAATTCATCGGTATTGAACTTGATGAAGAGTATTTCAACATTGCTAATGAACGCATTAACGCTGCTTAATCTCGATTCTCACAGACATGGAGTCAAAGCAATGAACAGTAAAAAAGTTTCAGCTTTTGAAGCTGAAGTAGATAGAATTCTAGACCTGTTCCCCTTCGAGGGCAGGCAATGTGCTAAGAAATATCTATACTTGTTAGAGTTTGACCTACATGATTTGGAGGAGTCAAGTTCTGGTATTAGGTTTAAGAAGGGAGAAGAGACAGGGTTCATTGACTGGTTTGGAACTGTGAGCTGGGGGGTGTAATGTCAGGACAATGTATAATGAAACTCCCTCACTCCTGTGGCTCGACAGATGGGCTACAGGTTTTCGAGAAGGAGGGTGGCCTAACAGACGGATTTTGCTTTTCGTGTAAGAAGTATGTCCCTGATCCACTAGACGGTAGGGAAGTTCAAGACTTCCCTATTAAGAAAAGACTGAGGAAAAGTAAGGAGGAGGTTGAGGCAGAGATTAGGGAGATTAACACTTACCCTGTAGAGGATTTAAAAGACAGACGACTGCGTAAATCTTCCCTAGAGAAGTACGGCATTAAGCTAGGATTTAGTGAGGAAGATGGTAAGACCGTTAAGTTCATCTACTTCCCTTACACTAAGAACGGTGAGCAAACTTCCTACAAAGTTAAGCTGATTGAGCCTAAGAAGTTCTGGGCGCTGGGAGACCAGACTGATGTAGATCTATTCGGTTGGGAGCAGGCAGTAACAACAGGGGCAAAGCGGTTAATAATTGTAGAAGGAGAAATGGACGTACCCGCCCTTGATCGTATCCTGGAGATGCACACACAGGATAAGTGGAAGGATAATATACCTGCTATAGCTTCCTTACCCCATGGTGCTGCCAGTGCTAGTAAAGACCTAGCTAGGCTAGCTTCCAAGATTAAGAGAAGCTTTAAAGAAGTTAGCTTCTGCTTTGATAACGATAAGGCAGGGCAAGAAGCCTTAGAAGCAGCGATGAAGGTGTTCCCGGATGCTACCTCTATTGAGCTACCTTGCAAGGATGCTAACGAATGTATACTTCAGGGGAAGACAAAGGCAGCCCATAAAGCTGTTACGTTCAACGCTGTCAAAGCTAAGAACACAAGGTTAGTTTGGGGAAGGGAGGTTCACGAGTCAGCTAAGGTTCCAGCACAGTGGGGTGTACCGTGGCCCTGGAAGCGCCTTACAGACCTCACAAGGGGGATTAGACCAGGAGAGACCTACTACCTAGGTGCAGCACAGAAAATGGGTAAGAGCGAGGTTGTGAACACACTAGGGGCATGGTTAATAGAGAAAGTGGGTTGGTCAGTGATGATGGCTAAGCCGGAAGAAGCTAACGCTAAGACATACAAGCTAGTTGCTGGTAAGATTGCAGGCAAGGTGTTCCATGATCCGAAGGTAGAGTTCGATGAAGGGGCCTACGATGCAGCAGGTGAAGTTATACAAGACAAGTTGTGCATGGTAAACCTCTACCAGCACCTAGGCTGGGATACGTTGAAGACTGACATTAGATCAGCCGCAAGTGAGGGGTGTAAGGCTGTATTCATAGACCCCATCACTAATCTAACCAACGGTATGGACTCGGCTGATGCCAACACAAAGCTGCAAGAGATAGCACAAGAGCTAGCAGCAATGGCTAAAGACTTGGATGTGGCTATCTTCATCTTCTGTCACTTGCGTAACCCTGACAGCGGTGTATCTCATGATCGAGGGGGACATGTTCTTACCTCTCAGTTTGCTGGGTCTCGTGCTATGGGACGTTCTTGCAACTACATGTTTGGACTGGAAGGTAATAAAGACCCAGACCTAAGTGATGGAAAGCGTAACGTAAGGCACTTAGTTCTGCTGGATGATAGGGAGTTTGGTGAGGTGGGTTCAATACCTCTTTTCTGGAACAGAAAGACAGGGTTGTTTGCGGAGATGTGATATGATTATTAAGATGAGTTGGCGTGTAGAGTTCTGGAGTGAGGCAGAGCAGCACTTCCTGCAAGGAATGACTTTCAATAACTTAGATGAAGCCTCTCGACGTCTTCTAGATACCCTAGATGGAAGGATTGTACGAATAACTGAGGAAGAAGTATATGTATGAAGAAATCGAAGCACTCTATAGAGAGAAGTCTTCTAAGCAAGCCAAGGCTTTGGCAGGACGGGTAGGTGGTTTGTATAACGCTGAAGACATTGTGCAAGAGGCGTACTGCCGGGCCTTGAAGCATTGTGAAAGCTTTGATGGAGGTAAGGCATCGTTGGAGGTATGGCTACAGCGTATCATTAAGCGCTGTACCTACGACTTTAAACGCCAAGAACTTCAGCAAGGCTTAGTCCGGGATGAGATGGAGAAAGACGAACCCTTCGAAGACTTCCGAGGGTTAGGTATCTCCACTATGAAAGAGGTAGTAGGCGAGATTGACGGCAGGCCGGAGGCCCACCAGCAAGTCTTACGCTTAACCTTCATCAAGGGATACCGTCCCCGAGAGATTGCAGAGATTGTAGAGGAAGGTTCTCGGGGTATTGAGCATATCCTACGTAGATTCAAGCTGGATATGCTTGCTAAATACTCGACAGGTTAAAGGCAATGAGTGTATATGTATTCGATCTGGAAGCGGACAACCTCCTTGACAAGGCAACAACAATACATTGCGGAGTTGTTGCTGATCTAAACAGTGATGATGTGTGGAAGTACCGCCCACACCAGATAGGGGATCTTGCTGACAGACTCATGAAGGCAGAGGTCTTGATTGGTCACAACATCATCTCATACGACCTCCCTCTCTTGGAGAAGATGACAGGCAGAGTTTTCAAGGGGAAGGTGGTAGACACGCTTGTCATGAGCCGTTTACATAAACCTAAACGTACCCTACCTATTCAGGCTAGAGACCGTACAGCAGGCCCACACAGCCTGTATGCCTGGGGTGTAAGGGTAGGGGTGGACAAACCTGACTACCATGAGTGGGATAGCTTCGATGAGGGTATGCTACACCGCTGTTCCGAAGATGTTGAGATAAATAAGCTCACGTTCTTTGAACTAATGAAGGAGATTAAAGGTCAGAGTTGGCGTAAGGCACACCTTCTATCCTTCGAGCTGTTCAAGAACTTACATAAACAAGAGCAATATGGGTGGTTAGTTGACGAAGTTTACATTGATAAATCAATCAATCTTCTAACACATTGGATAAGAAAGATTGATAAATCCATTGTCCCTATGTTGCCTTTAAAGCTCATTGTTGAAGAGCAGAAGGTTAAAGGTGAATACAAATTCGTTAGCAAGCCCTTCAAGAAAAATAGGGAGTACACTTCTCAAGTTCTTAACTGGATGGATGGTCTTGACCCTTTACATCGTAATCAAAATGTGGTGGGTGCTTTTAGCCGTATTAGCTTTCGTCTTGTTAATCTAGACAGTAATGAGGAAACTAAAGACTTCCTTCTCTCAGAGGGCTGGATACCCGAGACTTGGAACTACAAGAAAGATAAGAAAGGTAGACCTGAGAAAGACGAGAGGGGTAACTTAACGAAGACCTCCCCTAAACTTCACGGAGATGATCCATTCCTAGGTGTGTCCGGTAAGGTCGGCAGGATGATTGCTAAGCGTGTTCAGTGTAGGCATAGGCGTAGCAACCTTGAAGGCTGGAAGAAGCTTATACGACCAGATGGGAGGATAGCAGCAAGGGTTAGTGGCGTAGCTACTACAGGGAGGATGAAGCACGCTGGAATAGTGAACGTACCGGGAGGCGATGCCTTCTTTGGTAAGCAGATGCGTAAGGTGTTCATAGCTAAGCCTGGGTATACCCTAGTGGGGTGTGACTCTGCTGGGTGTCAGAACCGGATGCTTGCAGCCAGGGTTGGTGATGACTTCTTCACTGATACCCTTATCAATGGCAGTAAGGAAGATGGTACATCCATTCACCACGTAAACCAGAGAGCTATCAAGGAGGTTGCTGGCCTAGAGGTTTCCTACCACATGGCAAAGACACTAAACTACGCCATGACCTTTGGTGCTTCCGATAAGAAGCTTGCCTCTTCTTTCGGGTCTACCGACCTTAATGTAGGTGCTAAGATTAGGGAAGCCCTTCTCTCTGTGGCAGCAGGTTTCGAAGCGCTTGTTACTAACCTAACTAAAGAGTGGAGGAGCAATGCTAAGCAACGTATAAACGACTGGGGTAAGCTTGAATATCACAGGGGGTGTATAGCAGGGCTTGATGGTAGACCTATTGTGATTGACAGCGAACATCAGATATTAGTGTACATGCTTCAATCAGACGAGGGGATAATGATGAGCGCTGCTTACAACTTACTCTGTAAGAGGCTGAGTAAGAAGTACAAGCATGGTGTGGACTATGGTGTAGTAGCCTTTGTTCATGATGAGTTTACGGTTGAATGCCGTGAGGAGATTGCAAAAGATGTAGCTTCTATAGCTGAGAGGTGCATAGTTGATGCAGGTAAATTCTACAACATCGCTTGCCCACATGAGGGGGAAGCTAAGATAGGAAAAACATGGTGGGATATCCACTAGGAGGTAAGTATGACTTGGCTATTAATTTACTTAACAACTAATAGCATTGTCTCTGCGACAATCATAGCATGGAATTACAAGGAAGATCCTGAGGAGGTAAAGGCTTGGTTGGAAGAGGTATACAGCGATATGCCTATGAGCGACTTCTGGACGACTGTCTACCTAGTAATATCCATGACGCTCTTCACAATCCCAGTTTTAATTCATAATTATATTAAAGGCGAGGAATAATACATGGCCGGTTTAAACGCTAAGAAAGCAGCAAATGGTTCAGCAGGTGGTAAGGATTTCGTAGAGCAAGAGGTGTTGGATGCAGGTACATACCCTGTCCGTGTTGTCCAAATCATTGACCTAGGGGTGCAACCACAGCGTCCTTTCCAAGGCGAAGAGAAGCCACCTGCTCACCAGATTCAACTAACCTATGAGTTTGTTGACGAGTTCTTGAAGGATGAAGAAGGGGAGGAGATCGAAGACAAGCCACGTTGGTTGTCGGAAGAGTTCCCTTTGTATAACCTTTCCAGCGAACGAGCTAAGTCTACTAAGCGCTACCTAGCCTTAGACCCTAAGCAGGTACATGAGGGCGACTTCAGTATGTTACTGGGTGCTCCTGCCAATGTGCTGCTGAAGACTTTCACGCTGAAGAATGGCCCCAATGCTGGTAAGGAGCGCAATGGTATTCAAGACCTATCAGCCATGCGTCCTCGTGATGCTACCAAGACGCCTGAGCTAGTCAACCCAACTAAGATGTTTAGCTTAGAGGAACCTGACTTAGAAGTATTCATGGCCCTACCTGATTGGTTGCAAGAGAAGATTAAGGGCAACCTAGAGTACGCAGGAAGCCCCCTAGAAGAGCTTCTAACAGGAGGCAAGGGGAAGGCCAAGGGTAAGAAGGAGAAGCCCCCTGTAGAGCCTAAGGAAGAGCCTGAAGACACAGAGGAAGAAGATGACACCGATGATGAGGACGACAAGCCATGGTAACATACGCATCCCCCGAGTTTGACTCCCTAGAACAGTTGGAGCTTGCTCAGATGGTAAGCAATAAAATTATCTTTGATTATGAATGGCAGGGGTACATTGATGAAAAAGACGGGCTATGAAGAGAAAGATATTCTGGTAGACGGAGAGGGCCTTGAGAAGGAGGGCCTGTACTCTGGCATGGTGGGAGAGGTGACAGGCCGTGTTACGCTTGAAGGTAAGAAGTATGTGTTCTTCCGACCTAAAGGGGGCCTCACTAACTACGCCATTGCAGCTAACCGAGTGGAGGAGCCTGCTTGAAATGCCTTATAGATACAGACGTGGTTCTGTATGAGGCTTGCTTTGGTGGTGAGTATAGGGACGAGGATACAGGGGAGAAGATTGTAAGAGACTTTGAGCCGGTAGCTAGCCTATTCGATCAGAAGATTAAAGAGATTGAAGACGCCTGCTGGGCAGATGAAGACTCAGATCTTTTCCTAACTGGTAACGCGTTTCTATTAAGGCTAGAGAACAGGAAGCGTAAACGGGAGGGGCTTGAGGCCCTTCCCCTCGTCCCTAACTTCCGCTTCCAAGTAGCCAAGGCAACTCCTTACAAGGATAAGCGTTCTGAAAGACCTTACCACTACTACAATCTCTTAGCGTACATACATCACCACTACAGCCCCTTGATAGCTTGGGGCATAGAGGCTGATGACCTACTCTGCATCCACCAACAAAGGTTCCTTAAAGAAGAGTCAACCATCATTTGCAGCAGAGATAAGGACTTGAGGATTATGCCAGGATGGCAGTATGGATGGGAGTGCGGGAGCCAACCAGGGTTTGGCCCCTTGCTAGTAGACTCCCTCGGAACCTTGAGCCACTCGGAGAAGGGCAAGATTACAGGGACAGGGTTAAAGTTCTTCTACTCACAGATGATTACAGGAGATAAGGTTGACACCATCCCAGGTCTGCCCCGAGGTGGGCCTGTGATGGCGTACAAGGCCCTCTCGGAGTGCGAGACGGAGGTAGCTATGTATCGGGCTGTAAAGGCCCTCTATGAGGCTAAGGGGTACGGTGTAGACTACTTCCTCGAACAAGCCTATCTACTGTGGATGGTGAGGGATGTAGATGACGAAGGTAATCCTATGATGTACCAACTACCAGAGGAGTGGTAATGGCAAGGCCAAGCGGAGAGAAGACTAGATGTAACGGGTTGTGGACTGAGGCACGGTTCAACTCTTTCATCAAAAACCTACTACGACAGGGGACTCGTAAGTGGGCACCCATCCAGCAGACTAACAAGGATGCACGAACCCGAAGAGGTTTCTACTTATGTGCAGAGTGCAAAGAGGAAGTTCCTGCCACAATAGTAAAGGATGGTAAGAGAGTAAAGAACGTAGCAGTCGATCACATCTCCCCCATTATAGATCCTTCAGTAGGGTTTACTACATGGGGTGACGTAATCGAGGCTATGTACTGCGAGATGGATAATCTGCAACTCTTATGCAAGACTTGCCACGACAGGGTAACAGCAGAGGAGCGTGGAATTGCTAAACTTAGACGCCAAAAAGAGAGCAGTAATGAGCAATCGTAACTTCAATGACATTGATAACGCTACACTACGTACATGGAACCGATGTGCTTTAGCCTTTAACTTAGCGGAGGATAAAGGGGAGATTGCTAGTGAGTCATATATGGAGCAATTTGATAAAAGGAGTAAGCGACAAATGTTAATAATGTTTAATTATATTAAGGCTAAGGGATATGACGCCGTAAAGCGGGAGGTTCATCGTGGAGCTTGAGACCGATAAGTCTGCCCTAGATGTGCAGGTTGGGGGAGGACATTACAAGACCTTACCCATCCAGCCTGTAGAGTTCTGTCAGAGAAACAAACTACCTTGCTGTGAGAGTAATGTAGTTAAGTATGTCTCACGACATGCTAGCAAGGCAGGTATGGAAGACTTACGTAAGGCCAAGCACTTCCTTGAACTGCTGGCCCACTTGGAATACGGAGAAGTTCTTTGAGAGCAGAATACATTGACCACATGGGTTCAGATAATCGGGTGGCTGACGCTGCCCGTGTTTCTTTTGAGAAAGAAGCTTCAATGTTTACTGAAGAGCAGAACGGGAAGCTGCTCTCCTACCTAGCTAGGAACGGCCATTGGTCTCCTTTCTCCCACCCCCAAATCACACTACGTTACACTGTCCCTATCTTCGTAGCAAGACAGGAGTTTAAACACATTGTAGGCTTTACTCGTAACGAAGTGAGTAGGCGGTATGTAGACGATGAGCCCACCTTCTACGTGCCGGACTCCTTACGAAAACGCCCAGATGGCAGTGTGAAACAAGGTAGTGGCGGTGAGCATCCCTCCTCTGATGCGTATATAGGCTACATTAAAGAGGACGCACAGAGGGCCCTTAACCTCTACAACATGTTGATTAAGGATGAGGTTGCACCGGAGCAGGCACGTACGGTTCTTCCACAGTCTATGTACACTTCCTACTATGTCACTGGCTCACTGGCTGCCTTTGCTAGGTTCTACAGACAGCGTACCGATAGCCACGCTCAACAGGAGATACAAGACCTAGCCCACATGGTAGGTAATATTATTAAGCCTCTCTTTCCTGTATCATGGAGTGCATTGACTGATGACTAAGATCTTAATTGTTGATTTAGAAACGGCCCCCAAGCTTGCGTATGTTTGGAGCTTTTGGAACACTAACGTAGGCTTAAATCAAACCCTCTCCTCCACCTACATAATGAGCTATGCTGCTAAGTGGCTAGGGGACAAGGGGGTTGCCTACTCCGAGACTCGTGACGAGGACGATAGCCGCCTATGCCACGAGCTAGCAGCCTACTTCGAAGAGGCAGATATTGTCATTGCCCATAACGGAAGTCGATTCGACATTCCCATTGTAAGAGCACGCTGCATCCTGCATGGTATCCCTCCCTGGTCTCCTATTAAGGAGATTGATACGCTGAAGGTAGCTAAGAAGGAGTTCAGGTTTGACCGTAACAGCCTTGCCTACCTAGCTGACTACCTAGGTGTAGAAGAGAAAGACGAGCATAAGGAGTTCCCTGGGTTCTCCCTCTGGTCTGAGTGTATTAAGGGGAACCCTGCTGCCTGGAAAGAGATGCGGGTCTATAACATCCAAGACGTAGACACACTAGAGCAGGTGTACTTGAAGCTCCGCCCTTGGATGACTAACCATCCCAACTTAGGTGTCTTTGCAGAGGAGGCCCGTCCCTTGTGTCCTAAGTGCGGCTCTAGTCATGTACAGATGAGAGGTTATTGCTACACTGGGGTGGGTAAGTATCAGAAGTACCAGTGCCAAGATTGTAACGGTTGGGCACGTACTCGGTATACAGAGTACCCGAAGGATGTACGTCACGACCTCGTTACTAACGCTGTATAAGGAACCTATATGAGCGATAACCGTAAAATGTATGAGCTGTCCTTACGAGATCGGGATCTCTTACCAGTGATTTGTACTGGGCCTGCCGGAACAGGGAAAACTTACGGAGCAATTGAGTTAGCTACAGAGTGGCTTCAGGATAGACGTAAGAGTGTAGTGGTTACTCGTCCTAACGTATCCTTTGCTAAAGAGAACGGTTTCCTCCCAGGGACAGAGAGGGAGAAGATGGCTCCCTGGGTTCGCCCTATTGAGCAGAACTTCACTAAGCTAGGTGTTAAGGCTGGTGAGTTAACTATGCTTGAGAAGCAGGGTCGCTTGATGTATATGCCCTTGGAGTTCATCCAGGGGCTTACCTGGGATGATACACTAATCATCGTGGATGAAGTGCAGAACATGAGCTATGAACAGCTCAAGGTTCTCCTTACTAGGCAGGGTACTTACAGTAAGGTTGTTCTCTGTGGTGATGTAGCACAGACTTCCCCTAAGTTTAAGCAGAGTGGTCTAGCTGAGCTAGTGCGGATGGTTAGGGGGCTTAGTGTAGACTGCCACTTAATTGATTTTAACTACGAAGATATTATCCGATCTGAACAATGCAAGAAATGGATCATGGCGTTTGACAGTTGGGAAGGAGGAGCAAGCTAGATGCTAGTTAATAAGCGAGATGGAAGCACTGAAGAGTTTGATGTAGAGAAAGCAATCCAGGCTGTAGAGAAAGCTATGGGAGACACCCCTGAGGGGGTGGATTCCAGTCTAGCTAGAGCAGCCTCTTTCATGGCCCAAGGTATGCTCCAGGGGAAGTATACAGATGAAATTCTAGTGGACTCTATCCATGAGGCTGTGGAAGAGTCCTTAATGCGTATTGGCGCTTGCTCAGCAGCCCGCTCTTACATTCAATACCGAGAGCGTAACAAGCCTGACATCTTCCGACCTCGTGAGGCTTACCTGCCTCGTGAGTATCCTAACCTTCATAAATATGTGGAAGCCATTCGTCACTCCTACTGGGTGCATACCTCTTACCCTTACGAGGGGGATGTACAAGACTACTCCGCTCTAATGACTGAGCCCCAGAAGTCCGCTATCCTTAGGGCTATGTTGGCCATCAGTCAAGTGGAGGTTAAGGTTAAGGACTTTTGGCCTAAGATAGGGGACACCTTCCAGAAGCCAGAGATTCAAGAGGTAGGTGTAACATTTGGAGAGTCAGAGGCCAGACATGCTAACGCTTACGCTCACCTGATTGAGCTTCTACAGTTACAAGAGGAGTTCGGTAAGGTGCTGGAGGTTCCTGCCATTCGTGACCGTGTACGGTACATGAGCAAGGCAATGGCAGGGGCTAAGACAGGTAGCCGAGAGGAGTATGTTAAGACCATCCTACTGTTCTCCTTATTCATTGAGAACGTATCCCTGTTCTCTCAGTTCTTAATCATCTCTGCGTTCAATAAAGAAACCTCTATGCTCAAGGGCATTACTAACGCAGTGGAAGCAACCTCTCTTGAGGAGACTGTCCACTTTCTGTTCGGAGCGGAGTTGATTAATGTCATACGTAAAGAAAACCCTCACATGTTCACTGAGGAAATGGAAGAGCATGTACAAGAGCTTGTCCAAGAAGCTTACGAAGCTGAGTGCAGCATTGTACGATGGATCTTTGAACAGGGGGACTTCCCTTACCTTACCGTAGCTGATGTAGAAGAGTTCATTAAGGATCGTTTCAACACTGGCCTAGAGGCTTGTGGCTTCATGCCACCCTTCCAGGTAGATCAAACCATCCTAGAGAAGACTCAGTGGTTCAACTTACAAATTATGTCAGGTATGCACACCGACTTCTTCGCTAAGCATCCGGTAGGCTACACCAAATTTAAACAAGGCTTCTCAGCCGAATCATTATTTTAGGAGATAGAATGTCATTTGAATGGTTAACACCTGCGTCTCGGAACTTCCTGAAGCAGGGCTATTTGTCAGAGGGTGTTGAACCCGAGGAACGCCTTCGAGAGGTGGCTGAGAAGGCTCAAGAGCTACTAGGGGACGAGGAAGGGTACGCTGACAAGCTCTACTCTTACATGGACAAAGGCTGGGTCAGCCTGTCTTCCCCTGTCTGGGCTAACTTCGGCAACCCCCGAGGTCTGCCTGTGTCATGTTTCAATAGCTACATTGGTGACTCTGCACCAGAGATTCTCTACGCTCAAGCTGAGGTAGGGATGATGACTAAGTATGGTGGAGGTACCTCTGGTTACTTTGGGGATGTACGACCGAGAGGGGCCCCTATCAAGGGTAATGGTAAGTCCTCGGGTGCTGTCCACTTCATGGAGTTGTTCGAGAGCGTAACAGATGTTGTCTCTCAAGGGGCTACTAGGCGGGGTAGGTTTGCTCCCTACCTTCCCCTGTCCCATGGAGATATTGAAGAGTTCCTAAAGATTGGAACAGATGGGCATGCCATTCACAACCTCACCACTGGGGTCACTGCTACAGATGAGTGGCTTGAGTCTATGATTGCAGGGGACAGTGCTAAACGTAAGACCTGGGCTAATGTCCTCCAGGCTCGTTCCTCTATCGGCTACCCTTATGTGTTCTTCACGGACAACGCTAATAAGAACAAGCCCCAGGTTTACAAAGATAAAGGTATGCCCATCCTGGGGAGCAACCTCTGCTCCGAGATCATGCTACCTTCCTCTCAGGAAGAGAGCTTTGTATGTGTACTAAGTTCTGTCAATCTTCTCCATTACGATGAGTGGAAGGACACTGACCTTATTGAGACAATGGTTAAGCTCCTTGACGCAGTGGTAACAGACTTCCTACAGAAGATCGAGGAGTCTGCTAAAGGGGAGCCGGGCTCCTCCTCCGTTCTCTCTGCTTCTTTCATGTCTAGGGCCTACCAGTTCGCTAAGAACCATCGGGCACTTGGACTGGGGGTTCTAGGTTGGCACTCCCTGTTACAGAGTAAGCGCCTATCCATGTCCTCTAAGGGGGCTGCCCAGTTAAACGATGAAGTGTTCAGCTTAATCAAGGAACGCTCTTACAAAGCCTCAGAGGAGCTTGCAGAGGTATTCGGAGAGCCCCCTGTGCTAGAGGGGTATGGCAGACGTAATACAACACTTAATGCTATTGCCCCTACTACCTCTTCTGCCTTCATCCTTGGTCAGGTGAGTCAGTCGATAGAGCCTTTGATGAGTAACTACTACATCAAGAACCTAGCCAAGGCTAAAGAGGAGATTAAGAACCCAGAGTTAGAGAAGCTTCTTGAGGAGGCAGGGCAGAACACACCAGAGGTGTGGAAGAGTATTGGTGAAGCAGATGGTAGCGTACAGCATCTTCCTTTCTTGACAGACGAAGAGAAGGAGGTCTTCCTTACCTTCAAGGAGATTGATCCTTACACCATCTTGCATCTTGCAGCGGTACGACAGACTCACTTAGATCAGTCACAGTCTTTGAACTTAATGATTGATGAGAGTTGGACAGCTAAGGAACTGAATGAGCTAACCTTGTACGCTTGGAGGCTCGGCATCCCAACTCTGTATTACCAACATTCGGTGAATGCTGCTCAAGCCTTTGCCCGTGTCAAGGGAGGGGAATGCGCTGCTTGTGAAGCGTAACATTTAGGCAAAAAGAAAGGGCGACTCTCATTACGAGGGCCGCCCTTTTTTCGTTTCTATCAATCAGTTCTCTCTAGAACCTTTGTCCTCTCGTCTAGCCGTGCTACGCTCCTGGATAGCTTATCCACACTTTCAGCTAGTCTATTAAGAACTTGGAGCGTCTGAACATTAGTGCTAGAAATGTTGTTGATACGCTCCTCCATACGTGCGAGGTTGGACTTCATGGTAGCATACCCCACAGTTAGAGAGAGGAACAGGGTTAGGATGCTGATCCCCGCCGCTACCTTCTCTTTCATACTGGCTCCCTTATTCTGCTCCGGTACCCGCATCTCCGAACATGCCTGCGTAGTTACTCTCATAAATCCTCTGATAGTCTCTATGCCCTTCCGTATGGGCACCAACTCTTATAAAGCGACTTACTACAGGTGCTACCGTGCGGTTAAGGTCATTAATTTTAGATCGCAGTCTTGGATTCATCTCTGCGCTATTTGTTGCTACAAACCGAAGACCGTTCCCTGAGAAGAAGGGACGTATGCTAGAGGTTGTAGACTCCGTTTGTCCAGCCGTCTCAGGACGAGTGGGGTCAGGTACAGCATAAGTAAGCTCACTAGCATTACGCCACTCTTCTGCAACCAAAGGACGCACTACTTCGTCAAACTGACGCATCACCAATTCGTTTACGGCTTGCCGGTTAGCTGAGTCAATGCCTGTTCCGTTAGTCTCAACATAGGCCCCGTACCTATCTCCCCCCATGAAGTCCATAACCCTATTCATATCCTTCGGGTTCTCTACTAGGTTGCCGTAACTAGCAACCCCTTTCAGGACTTGGTTTAGGTTGACTCGGACGTCTTCCCTCAGTTCCTCTTGATTAGGATCTCTTTCTACAGACTCTAGTGATCCATTTAGAAGTGTAAGGTACTGCTCCGTCCCTCTGTCATTGTCGCTATCTGTTAGATCAGCAGGTCGGCTCCCTTCCCTGCCATTCTTATCCAGTTGATTTAAAGCAATCTCGTTCAAAGGCCCGCCCAGGGTTAAGTTACCCCCTGCCCCAACTATCTTGGAAGTGGCTAGGATACGAGCTGTCTCAGGGTTGCCTGTAATGTTCATAGACTGGAAAGCCAAAGCCCTACCTGACACACTCTCCATAACTTCCCTGTCGGTCTCCCCCGTAACAAACCCCCGCTTCACCTCATAGAAGTCCTTCAAAGGGGCTACTAGATTATTAATATAATCCCCTCCTGACCCTTGTCCTACCGCACTGATCTCCCCTTTAATCATAAGCCACTCTTCATCCATCATCTGCGCAGCTTCTACGGGGTCAAGAGTACCTGCCTCTACTTGTCTCTGAATGGTGTTGAACTTAGTACGTAGCCGAGTACCTGTCGCATTAGCCAACTCACCCGCACCTTGCTGTGCTTTGGTACGTGCCTTGTCTTCCTGCAAGCTAATGGCTGTACGCTCTTGGTTCAGACGAGCGGTACCCAAGCCCACCCTGCTAGACGCTAGCCCTACACGGTCTGCCTCCAACCCAATACGGGCACGGAGTAAGCCTAGTTGGTTCTGTTCATTATCAATACTCTGCTGAGCACGTTCTGACTCAAGATATGCGTAGGTAGCATCTTGTGCATCCTCAGCGGACATAGCCGAAGTAACCCAACCTTTTAGTGTTGCTGCACTCTGAGCCTGCATGAACTGCTGCTCTTGGGCTGTACCTTCAGCAGCCACCTTACCCATACCAGAAGTGCTAAGGATTGTTGAGTGAGCCTCAGCGTAGCCAGTGGCTAGGTCAGGGTTGTTAGAGATAGCTGAGGAGTAGTTAGCACGCATACGCATACGTGCTTGCTGGGAGGTTAAGTCTCCCCTGTCTACAGCGTCAGCAAGTTCCAACTGCTGTTGACTAAACCTAGAAACCTCTTTATTTACTGCGGATAATCTCTCTTTCTCCTTATTCTCAGAGAAGGATTCAAAGAGACTAGAGCCTACTCCTTCTGCGAAGTTTAGAGCAGCAGCAGCCCCGGAGGGCTGTGCTACACCTTGTTGTGGGGTTACAGCGCTTGTAGGTGCTCCCCCGATTTGTGCTAGTGTGAAGTCGGCCAATTTAATCTTCCTCTCTATAGCTGTCTATGGAGTCTAGGGTACGACGACCCATGTCTCTCTGTTCATCCGTAATAGGCATAGTGTTGATAATCTCCCTGGTAGTCTTACTGTCCATCCAAGGAGTAGCTTTAAGAACCGAGTTAAACAAGGACAAGTCCCCGTCCTGTACGTCATACTGCAACTGCTGCTGTACAATCTCAAGGGCACGGGGGTCGTCTTTGAAGTGTTCCGCTGCTACGTTCAGGACTCGTAAAGAGAAAGCACGCTCCTCGTTAGTGATACCTTCACGAGAGAGGCTCTTCTTGACTGTACGATACCACTCTTTAGCATCCTCGTCATGAGAGTCCCTAGCTTGGTAAACCTCATTGCTAGCCCAGAAAGATCGGGCTTCATGTAAGGTTTGGAAACCAAGAGCGGCTGCAACAGCTTCAGGGCTATTGACATTTGGGTCACTTATCCCGCCTCCAGAGTTATACTTCTTACCGTACTCGAGAGCAACACTCGCTTTCATTGCGTTAGAGAAACCAGAAGACAGCTTACCAAACTCTACAGCCAACTCTCCCGCCTCAATAATACTACCATCGGCAGGCTCAGTAAAGTGGAAGTATTCTGCTGCTCCCTTTGCAAAGTTAGTTATCCGAGGATTACTCCCCGCAACTAATGAACCAGAGGGAGACTCAGCTAGGATCTTGCCTGCATCAGTAGTCCATAAAGACCCCAAGAATTCCATGACACCTCTATTATCTACAGCCGCTAGAGAGGAGAAGTCAATAGAAACATCTTCGCCATACATCAGTGAAGCCATCTTATTGAACACATACCCTTCCATACCTTGGAGGAGAGCTTCCCGCAGCTCCCCTTCTTCCGGCAGCCAAGGCTGAAGATAGAGGGACATCCCTGTACCCGGAACCCCGCCATACATGACTAGGTTGAAGGTAGCTAATCTAGCCTTCTGCATTGTACTCAGGTTACGGTTGGTTGTCATCTGTAGGAAAGACTTGTGAGGAACTTGCATAAACTGAAATATCATCCCAAGGAAGTTCTCATTGTATGGCATTTCCCCAGCACGGTTCATGTTGTATGTGTAGGATCGTGCCTTAGCCCCTACTTGGGCGAACTCCGAAGCAGTCAAGTTCTTACCAGCTCTTGCAACCTCCATGTCGTAGTGGGTTAGCCAGGAGCTAAGCATATTAATCTCCTCACCCACATCAAAACCAGCCTTACGAGACAGAGCAATAGCCTGAGAGCCTAAACCCATGGCTCTGCCTAAAGAGGTCTTCCTGTGACCACCCGCAGAGGTAGCGTCTGCCATCTCTGAGATACTGCCCCTAACCATGTTGCTCTTATCAATAGAAGCAGACAATCCGCTTTTATCATAAGCCTCTGCCATAGCCTTTATCTCTGCCTTGCTACGCCCTGTCACGGCTGAACCTGTGAAGGTATTACCTAGGGTCTTGTATTCCAGGACAGCGGCCATATCCCCAGCTAGGCGTGTGCTAGTATACTTAGGGGCCAACGCCAAGAGCTGTACAGTCTGGTGTCCCTGTACGATTATCTGTCTGAGAGGGTTTAAGGCTAAGTACAACGTGAAGGCCACCCCTCGACCTAATCGGGTGGGGCCAGCTACATCAGATAAAGCATTTGAAAGCCGTTCTGCCGCAGTGAACTCCTTCCTACCAGCAGCGTCAGCAAACGATCTAAGCATGTATTTAATGCCATCATCCAGGGAGTTGATATACCCATTCTCTAGAGAGTGGATGTACTCAACAGCGGTACGGGCATCTGCTGCTTCCTTAGAGAAACCTTCTTTAGCTACAATCTTAGAGGAGTCTGCTGGGAACGTAGTCCGTCCATACTGATCTTTCGGGAACACGTCCTTGTATTGATTCATAGCCCGTGATTTAGTTGTCTCCAAGTAGTCCCTCATGGATACACGAGTTGCTACGCTACGAGATGACCTAATCAAGGAGTCTACTGGCCCTAGTACGTGGTTATGAGCCTCACTCAGGATAGGTGAGGTTGCATCTTCTAGGCGTTCCCCACGGATACGCTGAGCTGTCCTGCCTGCTGCTTCCTGCAAGTCCCAATTATCATCCCCATCTAATCGTAGGCGCTCTCTTGAATCCCTAAGGGAGAACTCTACGCCCTCATCTGCCTCTTGCTGTAGGCGCTTAATAAGGCGAGTACCAGCAGAGGTGTCTCCGACTGTAGCCACAGCCCCCTTCTTGATTACCTCCCCCCTGCTGTTCTTAATAGTTCTTTCCACCATCTTAGGTGCATCATAGTACACCGTGTAGTAGCCTTCCCGATAGTTCAGAACTTGATCGCTATCCCGTAAGACTCGGGTATAACTACCACCAGCCTGATTACGTGAGATTACTAGCTTGACAGATTCATCCCCATTAACGAATGGTGAACGAAGTTCTGACACTGAACCGCCTTTCTGGTAGAGATCGGAGAGATCAGCGGCCTCTAAGTTCTGCATGTTACCCGTCTCTGGGTCATACACCCTTTGGTGAGAGCCTGCCTTGTTACGGCTCAAGGGTCTAACAAACATACGACTGTTGGAGACAGGTTCCTCAAGAACTTGATAGTTTTTATGTCTAAGGGTTTTGACAAGGTCTTGGTTCTCTAACCAGTAGTGCGAGTCCCAAGCTTGTCTCCAACTCTTCAGGGCAGAGATCTCAGCATCTCCCCAACCACTCGCTCGTAGGTGGGTGTCTGTGCTGTTACGCCCTTCTTTGTTAGCTCTCTTAATCTCATTCTCTAACGCAGCTTGTGACCGCTTAGAGAGCTTCTTGGCCTTGTTAGAGTATTCCTTAGTCAACTCTGTTAGAAGCTTCTCTAGTTGAGCAGATTGGTCAACAGCTACGTTAGCCCCTAGTGTAATGTTAGGGTGTAGCATTGAGTGAGCATCTAGTAGGTGACGAGAGAAACTACCCATACGTAATGCCGCTAGACGATGGGGCATACGGTCGAAGAAGTTATGTAACACATCTAGGTCGTTCCAGTCTTTAGGATCAACCTTAGAGAGGGTGTAGGGGAAGTCAGCCTTAACTAGGTAGTCCCCAGGTTCAGAGGCAGTAGTCTTATCTACAGGAACGTAGTCATCCCCTTCTCGCTTCAACAGGGTTAGGTCGTCTGGGGATACACCATGGTCTCTGAGAGAAATAGCTGCCTTCTCCAAAGCATCAGCACCGTCTGCCCAACCATTATCTTTAGGGCCGTAGGTTACATTGACTCGGAAAGAACCACCAATATCTCTTACAGCAGGGATAGACATCTCAGTACGTGTTACCATGCCAACTGCGTTATTGAAGTCATTGACTACACGAGTAGCTGTAGCAATCTTCTCAGGGTCAGTAAGGTGGATGGCACCGTTGTCTGCAACAAAGTCCATGATACGAGGACTGGGTGGTAGAGGTCTTGCTTTCGGGTAAGAGTCGGGCAGAGTGACCTTGTTCTGGATAGAGCCATCAGTCCTGGGAATACCCGAGAGGGAGTCATGCGCTATAGCTTCTGTACGGGTAGAGCCATAGAGTGCTTCAGCAGCTTTCCCGCTTACGTCTTCGGAAGCCATCTGGTTAGCAGCACGAGCTTTGCCTGGGTTAGTGTTACGGTAGTTATTAGCTAGGGAGACAGGTTTAACATCTGACTCAATATACCGCTTAGCTCTTACCTCTGCTTCATAAGCGTTTTCAGCGGTACGTAGCTCTGCACTTGACATACGAGCTGCGTTACCACCTGTAGCTCTCGTAGAGGCCCTCTGAGTGGCTTCGTCCTCTAACCTGAGTAAGTCATCACCTTCAGACTTAACAGCTCTCTTAGAGGCTGTACGGGCTTCCTGTGCATCCTCCGCTACCCTGACGGTATCTGTGGCTAGCTGACGCTCAGCAATACGCGCTTCCGAGGCATCTTCCTCAGCCCTAAGTGTGTCGGTTCCTGCCTGTCGTTCAGCTATGCGTAACTCAGAAGCATCTTCCTCTGCACGTAGTACATCATCAGGCAGGGCTCCATCAGCGTCTGCCTGTCTACGGAAGGCACGAGTACCAGAGGCAGGGGCCGGTGTGCTTAGGCTACGGGAAGTGCGTCCTGCTGCTCTTGCTGTTCTCACAGCCCGTGAGCCTGCACTAACTGTCCAACTAATTGGGGCTAAGCCAAGGAGTTCAATAATACTAATAGTGTTGTCTACAAAAGCCCAACCATCTCCGTAGTAGTCTTCTTCAAGAGCTGTACGTAGGTAGTCCATCTTAACAAAGTCGTTCTCGTCAGGGAATACAATAGTTGAGTTGCTGTTGACAGCGTCACGTAGTTGACGAAGAATGGGGCCACGCTCGCTAGGGGGGACTGAGCTTAGGACTTCACCGAACTTCTGTTTAGTGCTGCCCATCATTGTCAGTGATTCAAAGTAGGCTGTACTGTCGCCCCCACGAATAGCTGAGATGGTCTTCTCTGTAATACCTTGCTCTGCAAAAGGGATGAACAGTTCTAGAAGACCTGCCCCCATCTCAAGCATACTTGCATCTTGCGAAGCAAGCTCTCTGTTAAGAAAGATCTCCTTCTCTCGATGGTAGGCGTTTACTTCTTCAATAGATCCTGCAAAGTCAATACGGGCATTAGAGGACTCTTCTGTTTCATCGTCCCCAGAGTCTGCCACCAAGGCTTCAGAGGAGACAGTGTTACGGATTCCGTATAAGGAGCCTTGCTTATCTAAGAAGGCATCAGAGGCAGCCTGCTTCTGTTCGTCTGGTACCTCTGGGTCTGTAAGGATGGAGACCAAGGCTTCCCGATTCTTCGGGGCGGTCATCTGCTGTGCTCTGTCTCGAATCTGTTTAGAGGCACCTGACCCAGATGCCCCCTCTTGAGACATCTTTAAATAGTTCGCCTCTACTGATTCTGGGTTTTCAGACAGAGACGCCGTGTACGCCGCTAGGTTTACATTAGAAGGACGGTTACTTACAGGCGTAAGCTCCCCCTCAATCTGGAAGTCGTCAAGGGTAGCTGTGCTCTGTGGTGCAAAATCAGTAAGGTTTGCCATTTACTTTCCTTTAGGTTGTGAACACTTCACTCTGCCAACCCCCTTTCACAGGGGTTCCGGTGCCCGTATCGAATGCGTCCTCAAAGCCACCTGCTGCTGAGAAGATTGAGCCACTGGTTTGACCAATAGCCCCCCACATTGCTCCAGTCTGTTGTGCATCTGCAGCCGATTGCTGTGTTGCACCTATGCCAGCAGAAATTTTAGATGTTGCTGAGAGGTTGGCTACATTACTGCCTGTAAGGGTGCCAAGGGCTCCTGTTGAACCTAGGGCACCTGACCCACCACCTACACCTGTGTTCTCTGCTGACTGCATAATTCGAGCCCTACGGACTCGCTGTTCTCTTATTTGCTGCCTACGCTGCTGCCTGTCTCGATTCTGCTGACCAGCTTGGGAGATAGCTTGACCCTCTCTTTGAGCGTCTGCTGCATCCCCTGCTGCTTCGTACTGCTGATAGCCAGCGACCGCTGTCGCAGTTAAGGCCGCTGCTGCAATAATTGTACTAGTTGCTACTGCCATCACTCACCTCAAATACTTTCTGGTAGGTAATCTCCGTCGGTTCATACCCAAACTTAAAGGCAATCCCCTCATCATGCCCCTCTTTAAAAGCTAGGAGCTGACAGTAAGCCTTCCTGTCTCTAGCCCCTTCTTCTACGATCCGCAACATCTCTCTCATAACATTACTGTTACGCCACTCGGGTTTAACATAAATCCCTAATTCCTTTCCCACTGGCTTAGATGTTATTGGATCAGCGCTTATCAGGTTAGCGAAGTATCCGATCATAGCCCCTTCTTCGTCTCTGGCAACTATGACATAAAGAAGGCCCAGCTTGACATACTCACCCAGTAGGTTTACATCAAGCCGGAAAGGTACTTTATCAGACTTACTCTCTACCTCGTAGTAGTGGGCCTCTGCTAAAGAGAGGGCCTCCACAAGGACGGGATAGGAGTTGTCTTCTTCTACATAAAAGTTAGATGTTACCATTTGAACTCACTATCATCGACCAACCTAGTAACCTACAATCCTTCTTAGGCTCGGTAGTCATCTTGAGGGAAAGAACTGTCCCTTGTCCTCTCAGCTTACTCTTGGTCTCAATAACCTCAAAACCATTGTCAAACTCATCACTAGAGTTCCCAGGCATGTATAGCCGTTTGTATCTATACGCTTGAAAGGTTCTACCCCAACGATTAGAGTTAGCAGAATTAGCCCAATTCCACTGAGCCTGTACTAAGCAAGAAGACTCGTTGTTAGGGAAGAGGTTGCCTGTCCCATCGTCTGTGAAACCATCCTCTGTACGTGTGAAGAAGAACTTAATGTACGGAGCTTGTTTCTTACGAAGGAAGTCTCCTCCTGACAAGTAACCTGTTACTAGGAAAGCAGGTGCATCCACCCCAACTGAGTTACTGCTAATCCAGTCTGTGAAAGACCGATCTCGATAAGTCGAGAAGGTATACTTCAGAGGGTTCATAGACGTTATAGTAACGTATGCAGTTTCTCTTGAACCACTTCCCCTTGTCTTAATAGAAGTTGTAACAGGAGTTCCTGAATTGGTTACTTGCTCTCCCCCGAATGTTACATCCCCTGATTCTGTGTTCAATCGGAAAGGGGGTATCTCTATCGGAGACGCTGCCCTAGGGAATGGAGAGTTTGGTAAGGGACGCAAAGTGCTGGTGTAGAAAGAGCCAAGAGTCATATCCAACACTAGCT